AAAGCCGCCAATTGGGTTAACACCAAGACGAATACACAACAGGCAAAGGCTGACGGCGATTGAAGAAGCTATGGATCGTTATACCAAAGCATCGAAGCCAGTTCCTGCAGAATGGATTGGCGAGTATATAGATTTAGCTAAAATAGTTTATGGAGCTGATTCAGAAACCAACATATCTAAAGTGGTTAAATTTTTATCAGGTGAAGATGTTGAAGTGGATTTAAAAGGATACTAACAACGGCACTCAATCGAGTGCCTTTTTTTATACATAAAATTAGGAGGTGGTGACATGAAGTGAAGAACTGGGAATTAGCATATGAAGATTATCAAGCAGGAATGAAGTATAAAGAAATAGCTGAAAAGTATGAAGTCTCTATTAATACAGTTAAATCATGGAAGTCTCGCAAATGGGGTGCACCTCCTGAAGAAAAGGTTGCACACAAAAAGAAAAAGGTTGCAACCAAGAAAGAAGTGAAACCTGTAATAGAGAATAAGAACTTAACGGAACAGCAAAAGATGTTCTGCTTATTCTATTTACAACACTTTAATGCAACTAAGGCTTATCAGCAAGCTTACCAATGTGCTTATAGCACTGCGAAAACTAACGGTAACTTACTACTGACAAAGACTGACGTTAAACAAGAGCTGCACAAACTTAAAGCGGAGTTGCAACAAGACCTATTCGTTAGTGTGCAAGACTTGATGAAAGAATACGTTAAACAGTCATTTACTGACATGACGGACTTTACAGAGTTTGGACAAGAGCTAGTTGAGTTTGAGGACGGACAAGAAAGGCCTGTATCTTTCGTAAGGTTGAAAAGCTCTAATGAAGTTGACGGAACTCTTATACAAGAAGTTAAAAAGGGTAAGGATGGCGTATCTGTTAAGTTGTATGACAAACAGAAAGCCATGTCTGAGCTTATGAAGTATCTTAAAGATAGTGGAGAAACAGAAAACGAAACTATCACAGTTGTTGACCCTTGGGGTGATCGTGATGACTAAGAAACAAATTAATATTGAAAAAGAAGTCAACCCTCATTTTAAGGACGTTTGGAAAGGTAAAAAAGCTTTTAACATTCTGAAAGGTGGACGGAATTCTTTTAAATCATCAGTTATCGCCTTATTACTAGTATCGTTACTTATCCCCTATTTAATTAGAGGGTAAGAAAGCAAATATAGTAGTAATTCGTAAAGTTGGGAATACGATTCGAGATTCAGTGTTTAATAAAATTCAATGGGCCTTAAAGAAGTTCTTCTTGCTAACCAAGTTTGATACTACTGTAAGCCCGTTTAAGATTACTCATAAGAAAACTAGGCTCAACCTTTTACTTCTATGGTCAAGATGACTTTCAGAAGCTTAAATCAAATGATATTGATGATATTATCGCTGTTTGGTATGAAGAAGCGGACTGAGTTTAAAGATGCTGAAGAGTTTGACCAAACCAACATTACTTTTATGCGGCAACAACATGCTGATGCGAAGTTTGTAAGGTTCTATTGGTCCTATAACCCTCCTAGAAATCCATATGCTTGGATAAACGAGTGGGCGGACGAGAAAAGAAGTGATCCAGCCTATCTAGTTCATGAATCAAGTTACTTGAATGATAAGTTAGGATTCGTCACCAAACAGATGCTAGACATGATTAACCGCATTAAAGAAAACGACTATGACTATTATCGTTATTTGTATCTAGGTGAGCCTGTAGGGCTTGGGACGAATGTTTATAACATGAATTTGTTTAATGTTATCAATGAGCTTCCAGATAATGACCGATTGATAGCTCTTTATTTTTGCAATTGATACAGGTCATCAAGTTTCAGCAACTTCTTGTTGTGCTTTCGCTACAACGGCAAGAGGAAACGTAATTCTTGTAGATACGTATTACTATTCACCTGCTGGAAGAGTTGATAAAAAAGCGCCTAGCGAGCTATCTAAAGAACTTCATGATTTTATGGAATCAGTTAGAGAAAAATATAACTTGAGAGTTATGGAGAAAACGATAGATAGTGCTGAAGGTGGGATTCGTAATCAATACTATCTAGACTATAGCGAAAGGCTTCATCCTGTAGCGAAAAAAAGCAAGGTTATTATGATTGATTATGTACACGACTTACTCGCGCAGGGTAGGTTTTTTATTTTGTCTCAAACTAATAATCAAAAGAAACCGAACAATTATTCAGGCGCTAACGATATCTTTTTAGAAGAACATAAGAAGTATCGATGGGATGAAAAAACGGTTAAGGGAGCCAATGTAGAAGTTGTTAAAGAGGATGACCATACTTGTGATACTTTCCAGTATTTCGTGTTGGATAACCTTAGAGAGCTTGGATTGGACTATTAGGAGGTGATGCTATTTGTTTGATAAAATCGCAAATTTCTTTAGAAAGGCAGGTGTGAAAATGGGGGTAGTTGAAAGTCTAAATAAAATTACAGACCATCCTAATATAAGTGTAAGAGAATCCGAATATCAGAGGATAGCTATTAACAAAATGTACTACAGCGGAGAATTTCCGATGGTTAAATTTAGAAATTCTTATGGGGTTATTCAAGAAAGAGAGTATGTCAGTTTAAACACAAGTAAAGTTGCGTCTGAACACATGGCAAGTTTAGTTTTTAATGAACAATGTAAAATTAATATCGATAATGATGAGGTCGCAGAGTTTATTGATTCAGTTTTTCAGCAGAATGATTTTGAAGAAAACTTCGAAAGGTATCTAGAATCCGGATTTGCATTGGGTGGATTCGCTATGAGACCTTACGTAAATGATAACAATCAGATTGAAATTGCTTGGTGCAACGCTGACACATTTTATCCGTTAAGAAGCAATACGAATAAAATTTCAGAAGCTGCAATTGCCACTACGACAAGTCGAACAGAAGGCAAGGACACAGCTTACTATACTCTTTTAGAGTTCCATGAGTGGATAGATGGTCATTATACAATTACAAATGAGCTATATAGATCAACCCAACACTCAATAGTAGGGAATCAAGTTCCCTTAAAATCTCTTTATAAGGATGTTGAACCTGTTGTTGTGTTAGAAGGAGCAACAAGACCGCAATTTGTATATTTCAAACCCGCAGGAATGAACAATAAGGATTTAACTAGCCCTTTAGGTTTAAGCATCGTAGACAACGCTAGAGCTACTATGAAACAAATTAATGATACTTACGATCAGTTTAATCGCGAAGTCAAAAAAGGTGGACGTAAAGTAGTTGTATCTGATCACTTTCTTAAAACGGCTCATAATCAACAAGGTGCTCCAACAAGGATATTAGATGATGACGAAGATGTATTTTTAGCTTTACCTTTCGATAAAGATAAGATGGAAGTTAAAGATATTACTCATGAAATTAGATCGCAGGCATACATCGAATCAATTAACCAATTTATTAAGGTGTTCGAAATGCAAGCAAGATTTAGCCCAGGAACATTTAGTTTTGATGCTAAAGGCGGTTTGAAAACAGCAACAGAAGTGGCTGCAGAAGGTTCTTTAACTTATAAGACTAGAAATTCACAGGTAAATATGGCTAGAAAAGCAATAGAAGGATTGATTGTTGCCATACTAGAACTCGCTGAAGCAAATGACTTGTTTGAAATGCCTATACATGAGTATAAGGATGAAGAAACAGGAGAAATAATTAATACTGGAGTTGCTGCTACGTATGAAATTGGCATAGATTTTGATGATGGTATTTTTGTTGATAAAGACGCTCAAATGGAATATGTCGGTAAGGCATTAACCAATAAGATTATGTCCAGAGTAACAGCAATTATGAAAGTATTTGGTCTTCCGGAAGAAGAAGCTTTGAAAGAATTAGCTAGAATACAAGCCGAACAAAATGGCAATGATCCAGAAATGCAAGCTAAGATTAATGAAATTCTAAATTTTGGTAAAGAAGAATAGGAGTGATTAAATGGCTAACATCACGCCTTATCAACTTACTCTCTACACTTCACAAGTTACTGATATCTATCGAGCTTTAGAGTTAGAAATATTTAAACAGATAACGAAAAGGTTAAAAACAAGTCAAGATGTGACTAAAGATAATGTATTGAAATGGCAAATGAAGCAGTTGCAAGATTTGCATTTGTTAAACGATTCAACAATGAAGTTAATCGTAAAAGCAACGGGGTTATCTAGAAATAAGATTGAGGAAGCCTTCAAAAAAGCTGGCATTGATACTGTTAAAAGTGTCGATACCGATGTTGAAGGCTATTTTGATGCGCCTTTACCGCTTTCCAGTAACTTAGACAATATTATTGAAGCTTATGTTAAACAGGTATTTGTCGGGAATGCGGATATGCCAGGGCTTAATTTAGTGAATCAAACTTTAATTAGTACTCAGTATGGTTCTGGACCAGTAATGAAGATTTACGAGAATATCGTTAATGAAACAACTGCTAAAGTATTAGCTGGACAAATGACTATTCAACAAGCTTTGGAAGAAACAATAATTAATTGGGCAAACAAAGGTGTTCAGTCAACTTTTATTGATAAAGGCGGGCACAGTTGGTCGCTAGAAAGATACGTAGATACTGTTTTAAGGTCAACGGTTAACCGTACCTATAACGAGTTAAGAATGAGCCGAATGAACGAGTACGGAACAGATTTGGTCCTAGTAAGTAGTCATGCTCAAGCTAGACCGGCCTGTAGTCACGCTCAAGGTAGAGTTTTAACAACCAATCGAGAAAGACGTGGGGAATATCCCAGTATTTATGAATTTGGATATGGAACTGCTGCTGGATTGAGAGGGATTAATTGTCGTCACATGTTCTTTCCATTTTTTCGAAGGGATATCTACAAATAATCAACCTAAATTTAATCCTATGGAAGCTCAAGAGAATGCTAAGATTCAACAAGTTCAGCGTGAAATAGAGCGCAAAATTAGGCGATTAAAGAAAGATTTAATGATTGCTGAAGAATTAGGAAGCCCTTCAGTTAAAGATAGAGAGCAATCTGTGCTCAACGCTCAGGCTAAGATGAGAGCTTTTGTATCGGAAAATGATTTGACTAGGCAGTACAAACGAGAAAAAGTTGTAACGCCAATTGAAACTATCATACAGAAAGGGTGATTATATGTCAGCTGGAGTGATCACAATAAATGTAAAGATTAAAAAGAAGATTAAAATTTATATGTTTTATCTAAGAATGCTTTCAATACTATTTCCCGAATTAGCAGAAAGATTCATTGATTCTTTGTTTGTAAATATTGAAAATATACCAAGCAAATATATTGAAATAAAAACGGATAATGAATAGGAGCTGAAAAATGAGTATTCCAAATGAAATAAAAGTTGGCGGAATTAGCTATAAAGTTGAAATCGTTGACCATTTACCACATGAAGAAACTGGTTATAAATGGGGAGAATGCGACTATCAACGAGGAACAATAAAGATTTGGAAAGAATTGTCATCTGAAAAACAAGAGCAAACATTTATACATGAGTTAACTCATGCAATTGCTCATGAAGCTGGAATTGATAACCAAGATGAGGATTTAATTAATCGTTTTGCATTAGTAGCTTATATGGTAATCAAAGACAATCCAATTAAGGAGACAGATGTATTGACGTTTTACAAAGATGGCAAAGAAGTAGGAGAAAAGGTTTTATAAAATCTATCCATACGACAATATTATCGTCCTAAGCAAGACGTTAAATCTACTTAATCCAATCGTGGTCGTCACCACGTAAAAAAACGTAGGAGGAATAGTAATGAATAGAGAATTTTTGAAAGAATTAGGTTTTGAGAAAGACGTAATCGATAAAGTAATGGTAGAACACGGGAAAGCTGTTCAAGAGGTTAAAACTAATTTAGCGACCATTGAACAAGAACTGGCTGGAGTTAACGAACAATTAACTCAACGTGACGCTGACATTGCTGAAATCAAGAAAGGAGCTGGAAACAATGCAGAGTTGACTCAACAATTAGCTGATTTAGAAGCTAAATACAAAGGCGAGAACGAAACTCTTATGTCTAGTTTGACTCAAACGAAGCTGGACCATGCAGTTGAATTAGCGCTAATGGGTGCAGAAGCTAAAAATCCTAAAGCTGTTAAAGCTTTACTGGATATGGAGTTAGTCAAAACAACTGATAAAGGGTTAAACGGTTTAGAAGAGCAGTTAGCTGCCTTGAAAGAATCAGATTCATACCTTTTTAAAGAAGTGATTGATCCAAATGAGAGTGCACAAACTACAGAACAAAAGAAAAAGTTTGTAGTCCCTGGAAATCCGAATACTGATAATAAAACAGAAGTTGATCCTTTCGTAGAAGCGTTAGGAATTAAATAAAAATAAAATTAGGAGGTCATATTATATGACAGTTACAGTATTAAATTATGCAGAAAAATGGCAACGTGAGCTTGACCAAACATTACAACAAGAGTCCTTAACGGCAGAATTGGAAACTCCAGAAGTAAATTGGCTGGATGCTCAAACATTCCGAGTGCCAAATATCAAAACGTCTGGTTACAAGAAGCATAACCGTAATCAAAAAGGATTTAATTCTGGAACGATTGAAGTTAAAGATGTTCCTTATACGTTAGACTTTGATCGTGATATCGAATTCTATGTAGACAAAGCAGATGTAGATGAAACTAATCAAGCAGCGTCAGCTGGAAATATCACGAAAGTATTTTCTGATGAAAATGCGACACCTGAAATTGATGCTTATCGTTTTTCTAAATTAGCTAAATACGCAGCAACGGAAAATCAATCTAAAGATGAAGTTATTACAAAAGTTACTGTTGTTGGTATTTTAAAAGCAGCAATCTTGAAAGTGCGTAGATACGGTACACAAAACTTAATTCTTTACGTATCATCTCAAGTGATGGATTGCTTGGAACAATCACCAGACTTCACTCGTACAATCAATGTAGATGCGAATGGGACTAGTATTGAAACTCGTGTTACTAGTTTGGATGGGGTTAAAGTCAAAGAAGTATGGGCAGANNAGCGTTTTTATGATTCATTTTGACTTTACTGAAGGATTTGTTCCGAAATCTAGTTCTAAAAAGCTTAATTATCTTTTAGTTGCAAAACCAGCAGTAATTGCAAAAGCTAAATTTGTAAGTGTTTATTTATTTGCTCCTGGACAAGTTGGGCTAAGGAGTATGGTTGGTTGTATCAAAACCGTATTTACCATGATTTATTCAAAATGGAAAATCAAGAAAATGCTGTTATCGCATCAACTTTAGGTGCAGAAGTTCCTGAAGCGTAAGGAGGAATATAAATGAGTTATACAGTAGTAAAAGAGTTTTTAGACCTTAAAAATGACAAGTATCATTATAAAATTGGTGATGAATTTCAATCAAAAGGTGTAACTAAACAACGAATTGCAGAATTAGCAGGGGATTCCAACAAAGTTGGGGTCCCTTTAATTGTTGAAGTTGAAGCTGAAACAATTATTGATGAAGAAAAAGAACCTGCCAAGGAAGTAAAAAAGAAAGATAAAAAGTAGGTGAAAACATGGCTTATCTGACATTTGAAGAGTATAAAGCTATGCCATATAAAACTGTATCTGAAGAAGAGTTTCCAGATTTACTTGAGACTGCTAGTGATGTAATTGATCCAGAAACTAGTTTTTTTTACCGCTTCAACAGTTTAGATGAAGATGTCGTTAATTTTAGACGTGAACAGTTTAAAAAAGCTATAGGCTGTCAAATTGGTTTTATGGCTGAATCTGGCTCTATGACTACTCAAGGACTAAATACACCTAACAGCTTTTCTATTGGACGTACAACGATTTCTAAAGGTTCTACGGCTAATAGTACAGGTTCTGATGGAAAGCCTAATCTTTTGTCAGATGATGCAATTAGTTTACTAACACATACAGGATTATTGTACCGAGGTATTGGAGGGATTCGATGAATCTTTTAGCGATTCCTAAAGAAACATTGGTGCATAGATTTATATACTTTGGGTATACCGGTGAAAGTGATAGATGGGGGAATCCTAGTTATAACTTACCAATCATCGTGGAGTTTTGCAGAGCGGATGAAACGCCAGTTTACAGTAGAAATAAGGAACAAAAAACGATCACTGCTGATGCGGTGATTTTTTGTTATGCCGAGCATACAATTCCTTTTCTAGCATTTAAAGAGCAATCTAAGATAGTTTACAACAATCGTGAAAGAATCATCACGAAAGTAGTTACGAATGCTCATCCATTTAAGGATGAAGTTTTTTCATACGAATTGGAAGTGATATAAATGCCTGGTATAAGCGTGAAAGTAGACCTCAGAGGGATACACGAAAAATTAAGTCCTCAATCTATCGACAGAGGAAAGTACGTCATGTTAAATCAGATGCATTCTGATATGAATCGATTTGTACCACTGCTAAATGGGGATTTGAGAAGTCAATCAGGCATTTCTAGCGGAAATGTAGGTTTATTTTGGCAAGCTCCTTATGCAAGGAAAATGTTTTATGTTCAATTTAGCAGATATTCAACTGGTGGTACTGGGCCACGTTGGGATTTAAAAGCTAAATCTTTATTTATGAGTGACTGGACCAGAGCATTTATGGGAGGTGCAGGATTATAGCAAAAGAATTAGATTTTATTGATCGTTTGGCTGACAAAATAGATTCGCTAGGTTTTAGAACTAAATGCTTAGTAGATACGTTAAGTGATAAAGAATCTATTGCTATTTTTTCTTTGAGTGGAGGGCAAACCAAGTTTGCTTATTACGACGAGACAGAAAATAAGTCGCTACCGTTTGATATTGCAATTAAAACTAAAGATATGCAATTTGCTTATCAAACTTTGAATCAAATTGCTCGAGAATTAGACGGAATTAAAGTTCTAAAAAGCTTAAATGATAGTTTTGTGTTGGACAGTATCAGCGTTCGATCAGAACCAAACAAAATCGGTAGTGATACAGATGAATACTCAATACACGTGATTACAATAATGGCGGAATTAACTATATTAGAGGAGGAAATTTAAACATGGCAATTACAGAAGAATTTTTATTAAACTATTTAACTAAATATGAAATTGGTGATACAGAAGAAACTATGCTTCGATTATCTGGTGGTATTAACAATGTTGATCCAACTACAGAAGATAATACAGATGAACAACAATATTACGATCTTGAAGGTGGTACAGAGCAAACTATTTTAGGTGTAACAACTTCTTATACCTTAGCCGGACACCGTAAGTATGCCAATCCAGCTCAAGAATTTGTTCGCAACAAAATATTTAAACTTAATGAGCGTAATGTTCAATTTAAAGTAACGGAACCAGACGGTCGAATCATTTCGGGGCCTGCAACAATTAGCGGGATTAAAACAGGTGGTGGGGACCCTAACTCTCGTGGTGATTTCGAATGTACTATTACATTTATTGGTATTCCAGAAGATACACCACCCAGCCCCTAAGCCGTCAAGCGTCACAGTTGACAAAACAACCAATTCAATTGGAGTTGGTGACAAAGTAACTATCGTTGCTTCAGTAATTCCTGTAGAGGCTTCGCAAGAGGTTAGTTTTACTTCTTCTGATGTCGCTAAAGTTTCAGTGAAAAACACAGGAGAATATACAGGAGTTGCAGTAGGAAACGCAGTCATTACGGTTGCTAGTGTTGAAGATTTATTGATTAAGAAAGAAGTAGTTGTAACAGTCACAGAAACAATACCAGAAGCATAAAAACAAACGAGGTACTAGGTGTAAAAGCTTAGTACCTTTTACTATTAGGAGGAATTATAAAATGGCTATTAAAATTCAAACAGAAGAAACGGTAATCCCGGTTGAAATTGGTAATTTAACATTTGGATTTAATATTTCAGATGATGCAGTGAGCACGTTTCAAAATGGAGTAGATAAAGTTTTAGAGAAATTCAAAAAACTAGAAAAAGAAATTAGCGAAGAAAATGGTTCAGAAGTTATTGGTTTAGTTAAACAGGTTTTAACTGAAGGATTCGATTTCATGTTAGGAGAAGGAACGTTTGAAAAACTTTATAAGCAAACGCCATCAGTAATCAAGTTAACTAATGTATTTAAGCAGCTGTCAGACTCATTGAAAGAAGAGCTCGAAAGCGCAGGAATTGAAGAGTCTCAGAAAGAATTAGGTCAAAAGTATCTAGCAAAAAAAGCTAAGTAGGTGGTTCTATGTTTTCTTTAGCATATGACTTTGATGATGCAATCGAATTCGGAGAATTTAAAGCAGACGTTGACATGTCTTTCGACACTATTCTCCGATTCTTTGATTTGCTCGCTGATGAAAAATTAAATGATACCACTAAAGTTGATATTGCTTTAGAAATGCTTTTATCAAAAAAGTTCGAGGGTAATTATGACGACAAGATTCTTATATTTCAAACAATATTAAATGAAATGATTTTGAATGATAAGCCACAACAAAAAACAGCAACCGATTCAGAAGAACAAAAAGAATATTATTCGTTTTCTGAGGATGCCGACTATATATTTGCTAGCTTTATGCAGGACTATCGTATGAACCTTAAACATGAAAAAGGCAAGCTACACTGGTTTGAATTTAAAGCATTACTTACTGGTTTAAGAACAGATACGATCTTCAAGAAAGTCGTGGAAATAAGGCAATGGAAACCTACAAAAGATACTGATGCCGAAACTAAGAAGGACATGCAAGAATTGCAACGTATCTATGCATTAGGTGTATCTCAAGACCTTGTGGAGTTTGAAGCGATGGACTTAGAAGAAAAAGAAGCCTATGCCAGAAAAATCCTTAATGAAAGAAGGAAGGAGGTGGGCTAATTGTCAGATGGAAAAATCGTCATTGCGGTAGATGTGGATGACGGACAGGTTAAAGAACTCGATAAGAATTTATCTGGTTTAGAGGGAGCTGGTACTAAAGGTTCTCTTGGTATTGGCAAAATAGTAACTGCCTTGGGACTTATGAAAATAGCAAGTGCTGCTATTAATGTGATGAAAAGTTCGATTGATGGAGCAATAAAACGTGTAGATACTCTTGCTAATGCTGATCGAGTATTTGCTAACATGGGGTTCAGTGCTCAAGATACAGCTCAAACGATGGATAGTTTAAAGCAGAGTATTCAAGGCTTGCCAACACCGTTAGATGAAGCTGTAAAGGGAGTTCAACTGATAGCGTCATCAACTAATGACGTTAAGAAATCACAGAAAATATTTTCTGCATTGAATAACGGAATATTAGGTTTTGGCGGAACAACCGAAATGGTTAGTAATGCTGTAACTCAATTATCTCAATCATTTTCAAACGGAAAAGTTGATGCTGGAACATGGAACTCTATGATTAATAGTGGTTTAGGACCTTCTTTGAATGCATTAGCAAAACAGATGGGAAAAACTGCTGGACAACTGAAGGAAGGACTGTCTAACGGCTCTATTTCAGTAGAAGAATTTCAAGATGCTTTAATTAATCTAAACGAGAATGGCGGAGGCGGATTAAAGGCTTTAAATGTTATCGCAAAAGATGCTACGGCTGGTATCGGAACTTCTATTCAAAATATGAAAACTGCTATTACTAGGGGAGTAGCCAATATAATTGTTGCTTTGGATGATTTCCTAAAATATGTTACTGGAATGAATATATCTGAAATAATTAATCAAATTGGATCTACTTTCGAAACGGCATTGAACGGATTTGCAAAAGGATTAAAAGTAGTGTCGCCTTTATTCAAATTACTTTTCAACTTAATCAAACCATTTACTCCTTTAATTATAGGAGCTGCCGCGGGACTAGCAACATTCGGGACTGCGTTATTTGCTATGAATAAAGCTAAAGAAGTAGTTAAAAGCATAGATGCCTTAAAAACATCATTTGGGGCACTTCAAGCTCTTATGTTAGCCAATCCAATCTTATTAGTTATCTCAGGCATTGTTGCTTTAGGGGGTAGCATTGGTAGTGCTGTATAAGAAAGTCGAGTGGTTTAGAAATGCGGTTAATTTCATATTCGGTCCAATTGTAAAACTAGTGAATACAGCATTTAATGCTATATCTTCAGCGATGACCAAAACAGCAAATGTATTTAAATTGATATTCGGGATGATTGGGTCATACTTTACAGATTTTAGTGGGAAGTTCCAAGAGTTACGAAACAATTTAATTGATGCGATTGGTGAGAAGGCGGCTTATAAGGTTACTAGAGGACTCGTTAAAATCCTTAGCCCTATTAAAGATGTTGTAGCAGCCTTCCAAGGACTTGCAAAAGTAGCTAAAGGCTCATTTAAATCTATTGGCGAGTTAGATGAATTCTTAGGTGGAGCTGTTTCAGAGAGAACGACTAAGATTATTATGGGATTGGGAACCGCAATCAATAAAACAGTAACTGCCTTCAAATTAGGGTTTGGAATGATCGGGTCTTACTTCACTGATTTTAGCGGGAAGTTTCAAGAATTAAGAACTCAACTGGTTGAATCTCTTGGGGAAAAAACAGCCTTTGTAATCGTACGAGGAATGGTAAAAGTTCTTAGTCCGATTAAAGATATTGTTACCGCTGTTCAAGGACTTGGAAAAGTAGCTAATGGTTCGTTTAAAAAGCTAGGTGAACTTGACGAGTTTTTAGGTGGAGCAGTTTCGGAAAGAACCACTAAAATCATCATGAACATTGGTGAAGCATTAAATGGGGTTCGTGAAAATGTAATTAAAACTGGTAAGTCAGTTAAAGATTTCGCTGGACAGTTGACTTCTCTAAAAGGTTTAAACAAAATAGCCCACGATATCTTACCAGATTCAGTATTCAAAGCAATATCAACAGGCTTCGACGCTGTACTTCGAAATGTCGAAGCAGTAACAACTGGATTCGGAGCTTTTAAGTTAGTTGCAAAGGGGTCTTTATCAAACTTAGGAGATTTACAGAATTATTTACGGAATACATTTAGTATGGAAACAATCCAAAAAATTTGGAATGTTGGGAACGAAGTCAAGGACTTAGGTCAGGCTTTTGCAGATGCTAAAACACGAGTAAAAAGAGAGTTTTTAGTTCCTTTAGTTGCTTCATTAGAAGAATTGGGAGTGAAGGTTAAATCTGTATTTAGCAATGCTAAAGATTCAGTAGTTAGAGAATTTTTAAATCCTTCCATTTCTTCATTGGGAGAATTTGGAATTAAAGTTAAATCTGCCTTTAAAGACATCATACCAGCAGTCCAAGGCTTTGGTAAAGAAGTAGTTAAAGCAGTTGCTAGTGGAGATTACAGTAAGCTAACTAATGGAATCAAAGATGTCGGACAATCAATTTTAGATTTGAAAAGTAAAATACTTGGGTACTTGGTTATGACCGGTCTATTTGCAGGATTGATGATTCAAGAAATGTTAAAAACTAATCCTATTTTCCAATTGATTTCGGACAAAGCGAGTGAATTTGGAATCAATCTACAAAAAGTATTTGGATTGGCCATTGATTATGTCATGAATTTTGTAGGCAAGTTAACAGATTTAAAAGATTCTATTGTTGGGGCTTTTAAAACAGGAAACTTAAAACCTTTCGTAGACTCATTTGTTAATTTATTGCCAACTATTATTGGTGTTTTAATTGGTGGTATACCAGGAATGATTTATGCAGGAGTTCGTTTGTTAATGGGATTATCAAAAGGCATGAATCAGACTATCCCTGAGTTGATAAATACTGCTAAAGAATTCGTAACTAATTTTATTTCAAAAATTGCAGAAGAATTTCCTAAGTTAGTTACATTAGGAATTGATTTCCTTAAAAATATTGGCGAGGGATTTAAAACAGGGACCTCTACTGCGTTAAATGTTATTGGTGACTTTATACTTGGAATTGCCGATGCATTTAGCAAGATTCCAGATTTAATCAACACTGGAGTTGAAATGTTTAAGGGATTAGTCGAAGGTTTTAAAACTGGTTCAGCAAAAGCTCTAACTACGTCGAAATCAACTGCTTCAAATGTAGTTGAAGGATTATTAACGGGGATTATAAAAGGTGTTCCTAAAATGATTCAAGCAGGTATTAAACTAATCGATTCATTGATCAAAGGGATTGTTTCTGTAATTCCAGTAGTTGTTGGATATGCTGCTGACATCATTATTTCTTTTGTAGATGCAGTAGCGAAAGAAACTCCGAGACTCGTTGATTCGGGTGTTAATTTAATTGTAGCTTTAGTAAATGGGGTTTCTAAGGGAATTCCCAAATTAATGAAGAGTTTTATTGGACTAATGGAATCAGTAGTTGATTCTATTGTTGACAACCTACCTAAATATGTAGAACTAGGCATTAAATTGATTAAAGCTCTTGCTAAAGGGATTATCTCAGCTAAGAACGAGTTAGTTAAGATTGCTCTTGAGCTTGTAGGGTCATTTGTTGATTCAATTGTTGACGCTGGGCTAGGGTTGATTGATATCGGGTTAGGATTAGTTAAAAACATTATTAAAGGCATTAAAAAATATTTAACCAGTATGTGGTCAATCGGATCAGAATTAGTTGGATCGTTTGCAGATGGTTTATCAGATTCTAAAGGATCAACAAGCTTTTTAACTGATTTCGCTAAAATATTTGAAAGTTTCGCTAAAGATGTAGCTAAAAATGCCCCTAGTATCGGGTCATCAATGGGCAAAATGATGAAAGGACTTTCAGCAGGTATCGTTAAAGCCGTTCCTGGTATTGTGCAAGGGATGGAAAATGTCATAGTTGCAATTTTAACAAGCCTCACTAAAGCGTTACCTAGAATAATCATTGCAACTGGCGAATTGTTAGTAGGGATTGTCACTGGACTGATTCAAGCAATACCTCCAATCGTTGTTGCTGTTGGTCAGTTAATAGTTTCAATTTTAGAAGCTATTGGAGCGGTTACGGGTGATATTGTTCTAGCAGGTTTAAACATTGTTACAGCTTTAATTAATGGTATTACACAAGGACTTCCAGACTTAATACTTGCAGCAAGTAACTTAATAATTACTTTCTTAGAATCATTAGGAGAGAACATTGAGGCTATTATTGCAGCAGGTACTACCTTGTTAGTTAATTTTCTTCAGGGGATTATTAATTCATTGCCTGAAGTTATCACAACTGTAGCTACATTGATTACGACTTTCTTAACAGAGTTGGCTTTAAAACTGCCAGAGATTATTCAAAGTGGAGTTACTCTTATACTTGCTTGGTTACAAGGAATTGCGAATAATATCGGAGCAGTTGTTACTAAGGCCACAGATGTGATTGTAGCTTTCTTGCAAGGTATTGCTAATAACTTACCAAGAATTATTACAGCCATGGTTGATGTAGTCTTAGCAGTGGTCAAAGGGATTGGAGATAATATTCAAAAAATTGTAAATGCTGGTATGGATTTAATTGATAAATTAGTCCAAGGATTACTACAAGCACAAGACCGATTGGCAATAGCAGTAGTTACTTTAATTAACGGAATGGCTGAAAATATAAGAAATAATGCACCTGAAATTAAAAAAGCTGCAGGGAATTTATTAAATGCAATGATAGAAGCTCTTCCGGGCGGAGGGCTTATTGAAGCAGGAGCAGCAATTGTGAGAGGGTTTTTAAAAGGGTTTTAACAGATGGGTTTGAGAAGGTCAAAGAAACTGTTGGCGGTTGGGCTACATGGATTAAAGAAAATAAAGGACCTATTTCTTATGATAAAAAATTGTTAATTGATAATGGTAAAGCTATTGTTTTCGGGTTGCGAAAAGGATTGGAAGATAGCTTTGCTAGTGTTAAATCAACTATCTATGACTTAACCGATATGATGAAAGATACATTAGGAGATGGAATCTCTTTCGGGATTGAAGCGAATGGAAAAGCAAATTTTGTGGGTATGGATTCACTTTCTAAGAAGTTTACAATGCCTAAAATATCTGCTGAATCAGCACTGGGTATTGGTTCTAGAATGTCAACAAGCCCTAATAGCGTAAATACAACAATCATCAATAATAATTCAATTAAGCAAAATGAAAATATTGAAGGATTGATTTCCGCTGTAAGAGAGTTTACAGAAAAACCACTAGTAACATATCTGAATGATAAAAAAGTTTCTGAAGGACTAGGTTCATCAAACGATGAAGTTCAAGGTCAACGATTCAGATTTGGAGGAAGGGGATTAGAAATGAATGGCTAATCTTTATAAATATGGAATAAGATTTAACGGACACCACAGCTCAGAGTTTGGGTTAGACGTGTTAGATAATAAACAAATCTCATTCCCTAATAAAAATAAAATACTGGTTGGAATCCCTCACTCAAGTTTAGTCCATGACTTTAGTACTGTTACAGGAATCCAACCATATGAAGAACGGGATTTTACAATCCCGTTTAATATTATTGATCGTAATTTGTGGAATAAAGATAGTATGTATGAAATGTGGACCAGAGTAGTTGCTTGGCTCATGGAGTCAAATAAAAAAATTCCGTTAATTGACGATGTGATGAGCCGATATTATTACATGGCTGAAGTTCAAGAAGCGCCTGATTTTGACGAAATAAGATTCCGAGGAACCCTAACTGTTAAATTTAAATGCTATCCATTTAGAATTGCGACACTACGAGAATTCAATGGTTTTTGGGATGAATTCTCACTGGTTTCAGGAATAGATTTGGATTCTGATTTTCTAATTAGTGGTATCACAGAAATCATTATTTTTAACTTAGGAATAGGTAAAATCGCCCCTATGTTATCCGCAAGTAGTGCTATGACGATAAAAAAAGGAAGTCAAACTTTTTCGATCCCAAAAGGTGAGAGCAGATCAAGTGAATTTTTTCTTGATTCAGGAATGAACGTATTAGAAGTTACAGGAAACGGAAGCTTGTCATTTACCTTTTATAGCGAGGTGATTTGATGTATAGGGTTGAAATAGATAACGATGGAAAAACAACAACTATTCATTCACCTGTTGCGCTTGATTATGAAGAGATTCCACTTTTGCTTGATGGTCAAATTAAGAGTGGGATAAATACGGCTGCAACATTTGATTTTAGTTACTTGAATACTAATCCCGCGTATGGTAATTTGCACCCACTTAAAACGTTAATAAAAGTAACGGATACCCTTAAAAATAGGGTTGTTTACAGAGGAAGAGCATTAAGCCTTGTTGATTCTATGGAATCTGACGGGGCTTTTTATTATAGATATAAATGTGAATCTGAGTTAGCTTACTTGCAAGATAGTGTTCANAAATGGTTTAAAGCTCAGAACATGACTGTCCGACAAATTTTTGAATATNTAATAAATATTCATAATAATCAGGTGGANCCTTACAAACAGATGATTGTAGGCGAAGTNACAGTAACGAATAATACTGATAATGTTTATTATTATATAGATGATTCCACTTCAACGTTTGACACAATTAAGGATAAANTGCTCGANCGGTTAGGTGGAGAACTACAAATTAGGCGTGAAAACGGCATTAATTATATTGATTATTTAGTAGANATCGGNAAGCGNTCAAAAACNACTATTGAATTAGGTAAAAACATGATAGCCGTATCAAAAAGTATGGATCCTAANGATGTGATTACAAGAATTTTTCCTAGAGGGATTCGACTTGAAAGTACAGAAGAAGCNAACACAGATGCCTCGCAACCGCGTTTAACAATAGCGAGTGTAAATGGAGGTGTTGACTATTTAAATGGCTCACAGGAACTAATTAATAGGTATGGCATTCAAGGTAAGGCAGTCAATTGGGATGATGTGACTATTCCAAGTATTTTAAAAACTAAAGGTCAGCAATATCTGGATAATCAGAAAATCGTGTCGTTTAAATATACGACAACTGCTGCAGATTTATCTTTATTAAATATTGATGTTGATACTTTTGAAGTTGGTAATTACCATCCTACTAAAAATGTAGCTCTTGGAATTGATGAGGAACTCAGAATAATTGGGATGACCCTAGATATTATTTCGCCAGAAGTTTCCTCACTAACGATAGGCGATAGATTTTTAACTCAATCTGAGTATCAAATAGAATTAAGTAGAGCAAAGCAACAATTAAAAGAATTAGAAATTACTGCAACACAGCAGGGAAATCAGATTATTACAATTAAAAATAATGTGATTGATTTACAAACAATGACAGAAACTGAAATCGCCGAAATTAGACAAGAAATCGCTAACTTAAATATTGGCAGTATTGAAAACGAATTAAATCAGATTTTAGATTTAATTTCAGCAATCAATTTACGTTTGGGAATTCTAGAATCAGATACAGGATGGCTTGATGTAGGTTTTATCAACGGAGTTACTGCGGCAGACGTTCAGATAAGAGCAGAAGGAAAAAGAGTTTTTCTGCGTGGTTCTGCTACTCTACCTGCTGCAACAACAGCGATTAAAATAGCTAATTTAACTTCTGGTTATGCAAGTAGTAGAAACGTGTTCAAACGACTTGAATTGATGACAAATGGAACAGATTCAGCAGCAATAACAATTAGAACAGATAATTCTATTTGGTTAGAATTTTCAACTGCAGCATCGAGGAAATATTCCTTTGATTCTGTAGTTTATTTGATTTGAGGGGGATAAACATGAGACCAAATTTAACAACACAAGAGTTAGAACAATTAGCAAGCGTGACGGGAAGAGATCCTTATCCTAATAACTTTCCNGATGATTATGATAAAAGTATGGTTGANCCTAGAGTTCNAATAAGAACTAAGGCAGTTTCNACTAAATTNTTNGGACTTGATACNAGGGAAGCNATGGAACAAGGTCCAGAAATAGNNAGTNTAGNTGCTAATGAAGCNAAAGANTNNGCACANTTNGCAAATGATAAATCAGATGCAACTGCANANGATCAAGANCNTTTAAGANATGAAGTTAACATTGCTATNGGTGGTGCGACAGTTGANTCAGAAGTTAAACAGATTCGCCCTGCTATGGATGGAAAAGTATTTACTACAGCAAACGAACGTCTGATGTATGATTTTGCTAAGCGATTAGACACAACACAGTTAGCTAATTTTTTAGGCGGTAAAGATATAGAAATCACAGATACTTTTGATTTTACCGGCAAAATTGCTGGAAGCAATGTGGAGAATCCGCATAACTTTTATTATGGTGGAAACGAATGGACAGATTTAAGGCCTCCTTCCGCTTCATGGGGGACAGGTTCCCAAAANCACTATGGCTGGATGGAAAAGTTAGACGGTTCCACAGTTATAGCTGNTAGGACAGCAGTTAATGTAATTGCACAAGGTAGGTTTGCATTCAACTTCTTAGCAGAATATAAAAAGAGATATCCTAACATTTTCAAAGCAACCAATACGGATGCAGAAAACTTAATACTGCTAAAGAGTAAGTTAACATCAATTGAACCTAGCGTTTATGCGAAAGGTTCTAATTTTGCAGGTAACAAAGTCTCGGCAGGGCCNTTCTCGAATACGGAAGGTACTTGGTGGTTGATGGGTAGTAATGCAACCGCAGAGATAGCTAAAATAAGTTCCATTTATACAACTCCAACTCAAATAGCCTATTTATTAAACGCGCAAGGAATTGTAAATATCAATTATTATGCAGGTCCTGCAACGGAAACAGTGGCAAGTAATGCTATTCTCGATTATGTAAAAGTGGAAAATACAATCAAATTTAATATTCGGGACTTTATTCCAGACCCACGGGTTATTAATACAAAAGATTACGGGATTAAAGCCGATGGAGTAACTAATAATAC